TGGTCTTGAAACCCTCCAAATTCAATACCTAAGTCCCTAACTTCTTGAGCAATAAACCCGTGATGAAATCTATTTCTCTTTTTAGAACCGTCTTGTTTTAAATTAGAAAGTTTACCGTTTTCTAACCATAAATCCATTTCAATTTTAAAATCTTCGTCTGATAATTCGCCTTGAATAGGAAATTCGTCTTTGTAGTCTTCACGCATATCCCACTTGTAATCTACTGGTCTTAATTTAGATATGAAATCTAAACCTAAAACTGTGTCTTGAACGTCTGCTTTGTCCCGTAAATCTGAACGGTTTTGCACAGTTCCGTAAACGTATGTAGTAGTTGATGCGTTGCCTAATTGTACTTGATTGTCGCCTGTTATTGTAGAAGTGTTGCCAAGTGCCGTGCAATTAGTATTGTTTACTGTTGAGCCTGAGTTTTTACCTAAATAAGTATTTTTAGTTCCATTTGTGTTTACAATTCCAGCACCCGAGCCTACAAATGTGTTATCGTCTGAAATGTTATTATAGCCAGCACTTGCACCTAAACAAGTGTTTGAGTTGCCAAATTGGTTAAAATATCCTGAATTGTTACCAAAATAAGTATTTGATTGTCCAGTGGTTCCTGATTGACCCGAACTAAAACCTACAACCGTATTAGCTACTAAGCCACCTCCACCTTTACCTACTCTAACTTGATTTACAACTATATCGGTTGTAAAACTTGCGTTTGCTAAAGGTGCTTTTGATGCTAAATCATTATTCAAAGCCGTATTATTTTGATTCTGTTTGTCGAATGCAGTTCTTAACGGATCGCCCGTGTTATCATTTGCAGCTGCACCGATGTTTATTGTTTGAATTGTTGCCATAATTTATTTTTGATTGTTTAAATATTCGTTCATTTTTTTGATATTCGATTCTTTAACCTTATAAGTAGTTAATTTAACCTGTTTAACGCTTGTTTCCGCTTGTTTATTCATTTTTGTATATGTTTTCATATTAAATTAAAAATAGTTGCTTAAATATGCTATAATACCCACCCACTTGGATTTGGGTTTGTATCTGGGTACATATCCGAGTTTGAATTTTGGAAGTACTCAGGAAAAAGAGCACTTGCATTTATAGCCACGTAATCTACAAATCGTTTAGCGTAAAAGTCGGCAAATGTTCGGTGCTTTTGAACTAAAATATCAAGTTCCTCTTTAGTTGTACTTTCAGAATTTTCAGTTTTATGCTTAAACACTCCACCGTTTCTAATTTGATAGTTTGCAAAAGGCAAATAGTCCACCATAGCATAGTGAATAAGCATAGGTTGTACATATTCATTTACTAAGTCTAAATAGTCGCCTGTTAAAGTAGAAGTGTTTATTTTATTTGTAATTGCATCATATAATTGCGTACCTAAATAGTTTTGAACGTGCATCTGTTGAGCAATCTTAATAAACTGAATAAACATATCAGTATCTACATTACCGTTTAAGATAGTGTTTGCTTTTAGGTCTTTCGGGGTTATAAAAAGTGTTGTAGCCATAATTATTTCATATCGTGTGGAGCTTTATATGCTCGGTTATCATTTGTTGGTGCAATTTCTCCAGCTTTGCGAACATCCGCTGGTGTTGATGGTTGTGCTGCTGTATTTTTACCGCTTCCTATTTTTCTGTACATTTCACGCATCCAATAATGTTTGCAAGTACCATTTGGGAAATCTTCACTTAATAAACCGCCACCTTTCCATAAAAATATATCATAAGGCTTGTTAGGGTCTGGACTCATACCAAATCCCGGATTTACATTTCTTTCACTCATCAATGCAATATCTTCACGTCTGTATAATTTATTAGCTCCCATCATTTTTTTGCAAAATGTTCTTTCAGGCGAAGCATTGCCACCGTAACGGTAACGTGTTATGTATAATGGACTATCTTGTTCAGAAACACTTTTAGTTTTTGCCACTCCAGTTGATACTTCAGCTAAAAAAACAGTGTTTAACCTTGTAGTTTCAGTGTCTAATTCTAATTCAGTATCATAATTTACGGGTTTTGAATCAATTAATTCGTACTTTTCCAAGTCTATTTCTTCGCCAAACTCCGATAAATCGATATTATGCTCGCTTAAATTAGCTGTTTCTACGGGTGTTTCTGCTATAATAGCACTTTTCAAGCCTACTAATGCTCTAATTTCGTCAGCTGTCATTGATTCTAATACCTTATTTGCTACTAAAGGACTTAATGAATTGATACCATCTATAATAGTGTTGGTCTTTTCCGTAATTGTAAGTTCATTATTTACGTCTAAAGGCTGTAATTCTTTGAAAAATAGGTTTAAACTAACGTTGTTTATTGCTAAAATCTTGTCAAACTCTTTAATTAATAGGTTTTGAAACGGTTTAATAACTGTATTTTGCATTAAAATAGTAGCTGTTTGTAACTCTTCAGCATTATTACCAAACCCACTATTGTCTTTAATACCTAAAAGCATCGGAGAAATTACACGGTGTCCTACCATAATTTTACGCATACTTTCGTCGCTTAAAAATTGGTATTGATTATGTGCATCTGATAATTGAACGGGTGTAATAGTAGCAGCTGTATTTGCTCCGTCACTGAAATTTAAAATAAACTTACCAGCACTTGAAGTCCCACTAAATTTATTTTGAATACTTCGCTCAATGTTTCTTTGTTCGTCCTCTGTTGGGGTTCCGTTAAGGAAATTAATAAGCATTGACGGTGCCATTCCATTCATTATATTGTTTAAATGAAAATTGCTTATCTCTTCCTCTAATTCACAATATTGCAAACAACCCGTATAGTCAACTGGAGCATAAAAATAGAACCCAGTCTTATAAGGTTTGATAAATAGTATCTCTTCGCCACCGTTTCCAAAACCAAAAGCGGGAATTTCTAAAGGTTTATTTGAACGTCCTATTTTTTTCCAGTCTTCAGCATAATAATAAGTCTCAACGTCCCCATCCTCGTTGCATTTTCCACTTCTTAAAGTTTCAATAGGGAAGTGGTTACATTCTAAAATTCTGCTTTTATCGATTGAATAAACAATTTGAATAGCACAATTACCCATAGCTTTAAGGTCTGAGCATAGTCTTTCAACTGTATCATTGTCGAACAATAACATAGCTTGGGCATATTCATCGGGTTTAATAAGTTTGTCCGAAGCATCTAAGCCTTTACCGAAAATCATTTGACTAATACCATTGACAATAGCGTTGTTAGTTGGCGAACCGTTTATCCTATCCTGTAAGTAACCAAAATAGTCGTTATCCTCCCCGTAATTAACCCACTCTTGACCTCTAACCTCAACTACCTTTGGGCTTGTATAAGTTGACAAATTTACTATTCCAATACCAACCGATTTTTTAGGCTCTATTTTTCTCGTTATTTTTCTCATTAGATTTTATAAAAATTATTATCAATGTTTGGCAAAAAATATTCGTTTTGATTAATGGAATATTCTTTGACCGTTTGATTTGTACAAAAAATTCTATCCTTATAAATTATTTCATTTGTAACTGAAAACATAACAGTCAACTCATAGAAATTATTTTCAATTAGAAAGTCAAAATTATCACTACCTACTATAAACAAGTCGTTTAAAGTACTTTCATACGTAACCAACCTATTATGTACTATTTGAGTAGTTTCGTCTTTAAATTCAAAGTAAATAGTATTTAAAGCGGTGTCACTTTGTTTAGTTGGTATAATTTCGAAATTTTGTGCTAATTGTGTTGTAAGTACTATCATATCAATTTAACGAGAAAAAAAATGTTTTTGCAAAAAAAAGCACCGAAGTAAATCGATGCTCTTAAAAGGTTAAATTTACTCAACTTAACCAATCACAAATTTTATTTAATTACGGTACTATTTGAGTAGGTGTTGCACCTCCAGCAATTTTATCTGTAATTAATAACGGTGTTACAAATTGCGCCATTAACGGCTCTTCAGTTGTAATAGTCAAAGTATATCCGTTCAAGTCGCCTAATGCAGTACCTGTTGAGATAGTTCCGTTTGTGTCGCATCCACGTGTCATTCCAACTGCTAAGTAATTCCCGTTATTATCCATTACAAAAGCGTGTGGTCTTGAAACAATTAGTTTCTGTAACTCAACATTTGAAGCAGCATCTAATTTCGTCAAAACAAGTGTAATTGATTGAGCGAAAAAAGTAGTTCCATTGTCTCCACTTGAAGTGATAGTTTGTTCTAAATTTGATGCGCTCTTTACATCGTATTGGTATAGCGTGTATGCAGCTCCGCTAAATGCAGTAACTAAACCAGCTGTTATTGTAGCGTTACCAAGTGTACCATAGTCGGCAAAGAATATCTTTTGAATACCCCCAACCGCATCTTTACAAGCTAATTTACGCCCTGTTGTCATTAAACAAGTACTCATATATTTTTATTTAAAAGTTAATAAAAAGGGGTTAAATTAATAACCCCAATTAAATTTATACAATACCGTAAGTAACTGAATCAGCACCGATACCTACTTGCAAACCTCTTGTAAAGCGTGCAATAAAACGAACGTTTTTAGACCCGTCAATATCAGCCATATCAATTGTTTGGATTACATTTTGATCGTCTTGTAAACCAAATCCAACGTAAAGGTTAGAAATTTCAGCAGCAATCATTGTGTTTGCAGGCATTCCATTTGCAACGAAAATAGGCACTCCATTAAAATATACAGCGTCAATCTTTTGATTTGTACCTTGAGCGTTAAATCCGTTAGCACCTAAACCTGATGCACCAAATCCAGCCAAAGAAGCAATGTATGCTTTTTGAACTCCGATAGGGACGAATAGTCTTAAATCTTCAGTTCCAAATACTGAATCAGGAATAAGAGCTACTAATCTAGCCATTTCAGCTTGTACGTTTGCAGATGTAATAGCTACGGGTGTAGTAACTATAACTGAACCGTCAGTTCTTAGTAATTTTCCTAAACCATTTGTTGCATTCCAAAGGAAAGTTTCAGTATCTAAAGCAATATCTTTTAATACTTTACCGATAAAGAAATCTGAGAAAGTCGAAGGTAAAGAATCAAATGCGGAATATCCCATTGATGCTGCTTCCCAATCTGATTGAAACGGTGTTTTACAAACTTGTAAATTCACTTGCATTTCACTAACAGTCAATACTTTGTCTGCTAAAGATACAACTCCAGTATCGGTAAAGTCGCAAGTTGCAGAAGTTACCAAACCACTGTTAGTTAATTTTTTAATTGTTGCTTTAAATTTAACATTAGGAATGATAGTCACTCCATTGTTTGCTAAAGTATTAGCTGATAATACTGCCATTGCAATATATTTTCCAGCACTTTCTCCAGCGTAATTTGATGTAATCGTAGGTTGATTAGCCATAAGTTTTTTATTTTTAAATTGTTATTTTTATTTTGACAACATTGCCATAATTCTTGCTTCAGTACCTGAAATATTTGCCCCAGTGTTTTGTTTTCCAAGTGCCACTTTTTCAGTTGGTTTATGTACCGTTGGTTTTGTAGCTGTTACACTTGAAAGTGTTTCTTTTAAACCTACATTCTCTTTTGAAAGATTTTCAATTCTTGAATTTAATTCGTCAAAGGTTGGTTTCAAAATCTCAACTACTTTTAAAATCAATTCGTTTTCGCTTTCAGTTTTAGCAAGTTCAGCACTTTCAATTCGAGCAAGTTCAGCAGTTTCTAAAGCTTTCATTTCCTCTTCTGTTGCTTCTGCTTTTGCTTCTGCAATTTCTCCAATTACTCCGATTTCCATAACCTCTAATACAGTTCCGTCGGCTAATGTATAGCTACCAACTTCTAAAGGCTCTTTGATTTCTCCATTGATTGCAAAAATTGGATCTCCAACTGAAAATGAGTCCGATTCTACAACCGTTCCATTTTCTAATTCCATTTGCGCTAAACTTACTTTCTTATTCAAAAGAGCAGTTATGCGACTTAAGATGTCTGTGTTTTTCATATTTTTAAATTAATTGTTTATATAACTATTTGTTATTTTATTTTGTGTTTTTAAACTTTTGTAATTGTTAAACTTCTATTGTAGAACCTACTTATACCTATTGAATTAAGAACTTTAACAGATATAGACTGACCTAATGTTATAGTAACTGTTTCATTTAGAATAACATCATCTTTTGTAATTGCGTTAACTCTTTCACGTGTTGAATTTGGAACAATAACATCATTTACATATATTGATATCTTACAATTAGATGAACCTTGTGCGGGCAAATAAATATAACCTGATAATGTAGCTGTTTCAAAACCTGTAACCGTACCGTTATTTGTTCCAATATCACCAACAACTATATTTGCCCCTATATTTACAACCGCTCCAACACTTGTAAAAATTGCAAAGTTTGGTATGATACCCATCGGGAATGGACTTGGTAAAAGTGGTACTGATATATTACCGTTATTTGTTATAGCTGCGACTTGCGAAAACGCTCGGCCACTTAGAGTAGCACCAGCACCTATTCCTACCGCTGCTAAGGGCGAAATATATGTCCCAGCTATATTACAATTCGCTCCTAAACTTATTGCACCATTTGAGATGAAAAATATATTGTTTGAAGTTGCACCGTTTGTTAAATTAAAAACGCAAGCAGCGGCAACTGTTAAGGCTCCGCCAATTCTAAATATAAAAATAGAATTTACATTACCGCCACCGTCTAATGTTATAGCTCCAACTGGACCAACTGCAACCGAAGTTTCATAAACGCCTGGTGTTATAGTTGTATTTGCTCCGAAAGTAGGGAATAATGGATTTGTTACTGTTTGACTAGCTAAGTTTAAATATAATGCATTTAAATCCACTACCGATTGTTGGGTAATGTTTGATAATTGCGTGTTAAATTGACCATTAAAAGTTACGTTAAATATACCCGCTGTTGTAGGTATAATTTTCATTTGACTAATTAAAGTTGTGTCTAAACTTGAATTTTGAAAGTAAACGTTACTCGATACTGTTTCACTATAACTTTGTAAGTAAGGCTTAACCGAACCATTAGCCATTAATATATCATTTGTTGAACCACCTCTTTTTATAAATCTGTCCGCTGTATAGTCTTTACTCATTTTAAAATGTTTTTACTGTTAAAATTCTATTGTTTAATAAAACCCGACCTAAGTCAGTTCTCCATTTAATTGTTATAGCTTGCGTGCCATCTGTGACCGCTATACCTGTTAATGTTATATCCTCCGTATAGTTTGAATAACGCCTTGTTCTATCGCTATTCATTACTCTTTGATTACCCACGTAAATACTGAATACATTTGTAATTCCAAGTTGTTGAGTATTATCGTACGCACTACCGTTAAAGACTGTATTTGCAAAAACAGAAACCAAACCTAAATTAGTTCCTAAGTCACCCGTTACAACTGCAATAGCTGTATTGGCTACATCACCATCGCTTGTAAAGCATAAAAAGTTTTCAAGTATTCCAACGTTTACAACACTTGTTAAAGTTGGTCTTTTTAAGATACCAGCTCCAAAAGCAATAGCACCACTTGTAGAGAATAAACGACCTGTAAAAATACAGTTAGCACCTAAAGCAGCAGCAGCACCATAAGCAATAAAGTTACCGTTAATTTCATTGTCTGCTCCAATTCCTACTGCTCCTAAGGCAACAAAGAAAACATTTGCAGCATTAGCACCATTTGCTAAAACTATTGAAGTAGATATAGCTGTATTAATTGCACCCGTTGCACGAATTACAAATAAAGAGTTTTCATTTCCTCCGCCATCTAAAGTAAGTGTTCCAGCTACACTCATAGCTCCAGCTACCGTATAAATTCCAGCGGTTAATATTTCTCCGCTACCAAAAGTTAACCCGTGTGTAGCTGTTGCAGTCATAGTTAATAAATCTAAGTACAAAGTCTGTAAATCTATTGTAGCAATATCACATATATTACCAGCAATAATCCCATAATTTGCACTAAAATCAACTTTATAAACCCCAGCTGGCGGTGTTATTGTCATTCCTGTTGCCGTTACGTCCGTTAAAGATGTTGTAGATATTTCACTATTTGCTGTTACATAGTCACTATAATAAGTTACAGAAGGAACTGTATTACCCTCATCAATAGGCGTATCTGTATTAGCTACAATATTAACCCATTCGAATATAGAAGGAGCAGTTTGCATAACTATATCTACATAGCTACTTGTAGCATTACTACTATACCTTAGTAAACCCTCGTTTAATATTGATGCTGTATCTGTATTATCTATAAGTTGAATTTGAGAATACTTAGATTCTAAATACTCCTTAGTTACAACCGCTTTACCTGTTGGTTCTGCTGCTATTAAAGCATTGGTTACACTTGGTAGTGTTGTTAAACCGTTTTTTAGAATGATAAGAGCGTCTGAAACTTCACTATTAATAGCATTTCCGTTTCCAATTACAATTAGTCTATCTAAAGGTTCAAAATAGGTTGCGGAAATTGGGATATAAGACGTATTTGAACCTCCAATCGCTATTTCTGCATAAGAAAATGTTTTTAAATCAGTGCCAATAGCAACGGATTGATTACCTAATACTTCGTTTACATTTCCAATAGCCACGCTATAATCTTTTACAATATTAGAATTTCCAATAGCTATCGCTTGATATCCATCTGCTGTATTTGCTCCTCCTATTACAACGGAACCTTCCCCAGATGCTATTTGACTTTCTCCAACAGCAAAACTACCTTTTCCAGTTGCTCCATTGATCGTACTGTTAAAAGCAGAACTACTCAAATCTATCGCTCCTAACCCTACATTTCCAAATCTCAAAGGGTTTCTATTTGCTATTACATAACCTATTCCGTTGCCCTCGTCAATAGCTTTTATTGCTATTCCGTTTAACTGAGTTTGTATTGAACTAGTTGCATCATTAAATGTGTTTTGATTTGCTGTTTGAAACTTTCGTGTTGCTGTTTCTGTTATTTGGTCGGCTGTATAGTCGCCACTTACAGATACTACATTTCCTGTTCTATTAAATACGCTTGAAACCGCTCCGCCCGTCGGGGTTAATATCTCTTGCCAGTCAGCTAATACAGTTGGGTTTGTGCCTTTTAAAATAAATGTTTTACTAATATCTGTTCTAACAGCTACATCGCCTGTTTCTCCTACAATAGCTAACATAGCTGTTTGACTTGCAACCACAAATGTATCTGTAATTGTAATTGCTGGTAAAATGCTTGAAAGTGTGTTATTTTTCCATAAGCCCGTTACCGAATCAAAAGATAAAACATCCTTATTACTTGGGGTCTGTGCGCTTACATCGTGAATTTCGTTTAGTTCATAACCGTTTTGTATCTTGACTAATATTTCTCCATTATTTATATTTACTCTTGTAACTATTCCAATAGAAACTAAATGTGCGGGTGCAAATGGTTTGTTTGCTAAACCATAAATTAATTCTCCGTTTGAGCCTAAGAAAACAGGGTCGCCAATTAAAGCAGTTGAAGTATTTAAGCCAGCTAATAAGCCATCTTTAACCACGTTTACAATATCATTTAAAACCCCAGTAGTTTCTAATAAACCTATAACCTTGCTACTTGTTGCCTCTGTTAAATTTGAAGCCTTAGAAACAACTATATTAGTACCCTCTGCACTACTTACATAAACTGCTTGTCCTTTATTTATAGCACTACCTAATTTTACTGTTACCCTATCAACTGCATTTGTGTTTACATTTGCAAGTCCAATATTAACCGCATCAACTGTTGGGTATTTCGTACCTGTTTCGTCAACTTCTAAACTGTTTTGTTTGTTAGCTAATAATTCAACTCCAGTAACATTAGGTGTTAAAAAGTCTTGTAATTGTTCAATGCTTACCTTTCTTGTCGTACCTAAGTTTACAATCGGTAATGCATCCGTTGTCGCTAATTGAATTACTGGGTCTAATCCTGAAATCTTTTTATCCATTATTTTCTATTATTATAGTTGAATTATTTTCTTGTAAAACCTTGTCTCCATTTTCTTGTAACATTACTGGTGCAACTCTTGCTAAGCCTGTAATGTTGCCTATTCCTTGCGCTTGTAATGAACCGTCACAGCATTTAACATTATAAGTATTATCGTCACATAAACAACCTCTACTGCCTCCCTTTGGACTTGTCCAACTTGGTACTCTAAACCCGTTACTTTTTTTCATAGGATCGAATTAATTCACGAATTTCTAATAATTCCAAACCAGCTAAAATTTGTACTTCTACTTCTTGCTCTTCGTCTGTTAATTCTATTTGCTCTATTTTTTTTAATGGTATCTTACCTTTGTCAGCAAAAACGCCTTCAATCGAAAATCCTTTCACTTTACCCGTTTTAATAAAGTCGTTCCAAATAACCTCGTTGTTAACTTTAATTGTACCCATCCACGTACCTATCGGAACATTCAAGTTATAAAGTTTGCTTTTGTCTTTGTCTAAGTCTTCAACTATCCAACTTTCGACTAAAGTCAAACCACTAATTTTTTCTAAGTGTTCAAAAGTTGCATTCGATTGGTTACCGTTTTGAAAAAACAATTCCATACATTGTCTTATAGTATCTTTGGAAAAGAATATATTATATTCGCCTTCACCGTCACGTCTAAAGATTAATTTATCAGGAACTAAAAGAGCACCCATAATTATCTTTTTTTCTTTGTCAACTTCTGCAAACTTGTACTCTTTTTGCTCTTTTAACGTTATCCAATTTTCTTCAATAGCAGGGTTTTCTACAATACTAATTGCATCTATTCCGCTAAGTTCCATTGTTTCGTCTATTATCAACTCTATTGTTCGTATCATATTCTTTTAACGTTTATTAATTAATTTTTGTTTATCCTAATGAAGCAGTATCTTCTATTGCCCTATCTAATGCAGCCTGAGTAGTCATTTCTTTTGACACTACATAAGTCTTTATAGGGACGTTTTGACCCAAGGTAGAAGCTAATTGATTAACTCCACTTGGTGCTACAACTGAGGGGCTCGCTTGTATTGTTGTTGGTGTTACTATTCCACCTCCTGAACTTGGAATACTCATTGATGGCATTGAAACTCCACTTGCTTTTGATGCAGAAACCGCTCCTTTAATTGCGGAAAAGATACCAACTGCTTGGGCTGCATATCCAATTAATAAAGGTATGTTTTGAGGAAAACCTATCTTAGCTGTTTGCGCTGCTCCTTCAGCTAATGCAACCGTTGACCTAGCCGCTGCTTGGGCGGAAAATGTAATAGTCTTACTAACCTCCATTATTAACTCCTTAGCCATTAACATCTGTTTAGCAACTAATAAAGCTTTTCCCATAGTACTTTCTGCTCCAAAAATTGTTTGCAAATCGTTTAATGCTTTATATTTTATAGCTAATTTTTCATCCGCTAATTTCTTTTCATCCGCTAAATTTTTATCATTATCAGTTTTTTGTGCAACTCCTAATCTAACTTTATGTTCTCCATCTAATTTCTCAATTAAAGTTTGTCTTTCAAGTTCGTTTGTAGCTAAGTTTTCAATTTCTAAAACTCTTTTTTCGTAATCTAGTTCCTCTTTTTTTACAGCTGTATCTGCTAAACGAATTGCTTTTTCTTCGTCATATTTTTTATTTAATTCAGCAACTGCTTTTTCGTGATTTTCTAAATCGTCTCTTGCTTTTTCGTAACCAGTTCGTAATGCGTCCGATTTTGCTTTTTCTTCCTCAGCTAATTTTTCACGTCTTGCTTTTTCTTTTTCGTCTCTTATTACTTTATCCGCTATTTCTTTGTCTCTTATTTTTTGTCGTTCATCAGCACTTAGCTTTTCAGTTTTAGTCAACTCTTTTGCACCTGCTTCAAATCTTTTTAAACTTGCATCGTAATTTTTACCAAAGTCATTTACTGAACTTTTAGCAGTTTCCCACGCACCCGAAAAGTCGCCTTTAATTAGTTTACCAATAGCAGCACCAATAGCTCCGAATGATTGAAGTGTAGCAGTCATAGTTGAGTAAACAACACTAAACGCTTTTGATACCATAGGCAAAGCACTTACTGCTAAATCTACTAATGTATTGAACAAAGGCTCAACTGCACGGAACACCCCTTGAAACAATTTAGAAACCCCGTCTAATAACGGTTGTAGTTTTTTCATTGCTCCCTCGTTGTTTGCAAAAGCACCTGCTAAGCCAGCTAATAATGCAACCACTAAACCAATTCCTGTTGCTTTTAATGCACCGCCAAAAGTTTGAGTAGCTACTTTAACTTTGTTAATTCCTTGACCTAACATTCCCAAAGGACCGCCCGCACTCTCTAAACTATCTACCCAATCACTTGAAGTATTTTTAGCAGACTTTAATTTGTCTTCTAAATCGTCAATATCATTGTAAAGTTTTTTGAACTCTTCACTACCAACCGCTACATTTTTTAATTCTCTTTTTAACTGTTTTAACCCCGCAATTGATTCCTCAACTACAACTCCATTACCAGCCTTAGCAAAAACTTTTTGTGCATCTTGTGCATCCTTTGCTGTTGCATCGAATGCGTTACCTAAAGCATCTACATTGTTAACCGCTTGTTCCGTTACAACCTTAACCTTAACCTCTATTTCTTGTGCCATTGTAATAATTTTATAAATTTAAAAGTTTCTTTAAACGTTTCTGGTAATTTGTTTTTTCCTTTTGCTAATTTCATCAATTCACTTTCGTGTTTTAAGTCTAATTTAAGGCATTGAAATATTTGTTCTAACATTGTTTATGTGTTTTTTATTTGGGTTAAATAGCGGTTCTAAAATCAGTCATTAAATCTAATGCAACCACTCCACTTATTAAGTTTGTATTGAATGAATTTATGATATATCTTTTACCGCTTATAATTATTTTGCTGTTTAATTTCAAACAAGTTGTTGAACTTGAAGTCAAATAACTAGGCGGTAGTATAACGTCAACTTTAATAATTCTACCTTTAACTGAATAGATATTATTTAGATAATTTTGATAATATTGACTGTATAACGAATTTGGAATTAACGTATTTGTCATAGGGCTCTGTTCGTTGTTAAAATTTAACGAATAAGTAGATCCATTGATAGCAGTCTCAGCACCAAAAGCATTATACTTAGTTGCAGCTGTCCCGTTAAAATAGTAAGTAGAAACCGAAGCTAATACCCCGTAGTCGTATAATATTATAGGCTTTGGAATGTAAGGCTTAAGGTCTGTTTTAATTAAAAAGCCTACACTTAAATTAGTGTTTAGTATATCTGCATCCGCTCTTACATTTGTTGAATCGGCTCTTATCGTTGTTGTGTCTGCTGCCGTTCTAAAGCTAATGTTTTTAGTCAACCCACTAAACAATGGATTCTCAAATGGAACTTTTAAATCATAACCAGATCCGTTCACATCGAACTCAGCTTGTATATCTCCATACGCAATTCTACTACTTGACAGAAAATTAACTGAGTTTATGCTTTCGCTTTTTTCGTGTTGAAAATTAATCTTGTTGTAAGGTTTTGTTCGCTCTATTTCTTTTTTATCTGTAATTAAATACTTCGTCAAATCAATTGTATTGCCACTTGAATAGAAGTTTTCTAATTGTTCTAAGATATAAACCCCCGCTACTTCTGAATAACAAGCAAGGTTAAACATTTTTAAAATACCACTAAAAAAGTCTTCAATCTTTTGGTCGGGCATATATGATGCAACAGCTAAAACTGAAGCTGTATTTTGTGAAGTCGATTGTGTTATAGTCGAAGTCGTTACTACTAAAGACATCCCGCCTACTCTAAACTGAGAATACAAAGTTCCTGTGCTCGTGAAAGAGATAGGGCTTTCTGAACTCAGATAAAAATCGTAACCCGTATCTGAACTCACTCCATTCTTAGTAAACATCAATATGCTTTGAGTTCCAACTATTGAGGTCGCATCTGCTTTTGTGACTTGCACTCCGTCTTTAAAACAAAATACTGAGTAATTAATTCCAGCTACTGCTGTTGTAATGTTTAAGGTTACCGTTCGAACCGCTGCATCATACGAAGCATCTAAAGTTGTAAAGTTTAATATATCCGTTGCTAAATTAAAAGTGATTCCATTAGCTGTTCCTGTTTGTGTTTGATAGTTTATCTTTTGCAGTTGACCTCTCGGCTTAAACGCTTCACTATTTTTCAAAAGTAAATATGCATTTAGGAATTTACTATCTGAATCGACAAATGTACCCGTAAAAGTTATGTTAAATTTATTCTCAATTAGTTTTAAAACCTTTCTTAACCTTAATGCTGGGAATAGTTCGCCATAATTAATTGTTCCAGCTGCTAATGATATATCATCCGCACCTGTTTTACCGTAATTCCATTGTCTTAATGACGTAATTAAAGGGAATTTAATATCTGAGGTCGTTTGAGTAGTTACTTTTGTACGTACGTCTGTGCTTGTATAGTTAAAATCAAACTCACCCGTGTTTAAATCCTTTAATAATAAGCCGTTAAACGTGTCTTTTAAGCTAACTAAAGAGCCAAAGAAAGTCAAAGTATAGCTTTGCGGTAAACCATCCTTAATTTCAGCCTTTTCAAGTTGCATTTTGCCTACTCGAAACACTTTTGTATCTAATGTTACGTATGCTTCCTTTCTTTT